GTCCGCGACGATGCGCGTGAGGCTCTCGGGCGTGAACGAGTGGAGTCAAAGCCGTGAAAAAGCCTATCTCCAAAACCCCGCGCACAGACCGGCAGCCGACAGTCACCGTGGCATTCCAGCAGTTCGTTAAGATCGGTTTTGCCAAGCAGTTGGAGAGGCAACTGGCTGGTGCAAACAAGCGGATCAAAGAACTTGAAGTCAAAGTGAACGAGTTGAACGACCTCAAGAAATGGTTGGAGGGACGATGAACGTCCCAATCGGACCAGCCGCATTTGTGTTCAAGCACAAGCGAACCGGCCAGATTGTCGTCGTACCCAACGAACGATGGCATGAGTACTACGACAACAAGGAGAACTGGGAACATACCGCAAGCCTGAACGCCTGTGGTGCTTTGCAGTACATCATCGACGCCAAACCGGCTGAGAGAAACCGATACATCAAGTCACTTACGGAACAGCCATGAGATCAGTTCAAGACATAATGCGAGAAGGCAACGGCATCAAAGTCCTAAGCCGCAAAGACGTTGGAGAAGCGGTCAGAGCAGCCAAAGCTAAGAAAACAGAGTTCACTAGCTTCTGGACTAGAAAGAGAGGCAAAGCAACCAAATGAGACAATCAACATACATACCATTACGGGGACACATACCACAAGCAGTTGTATTGGAAGTACTAGAAGACATTAGCAAAAACAAAACATACAGACAGATCAAAGAAGATTACTCGGTCAGCTTAGGTTGGATACACAAAGTCAGACATAACAAGATTAGAAAATGAGCATACTTAGCAAAATTGGAATCACTAAAGACGCAATCGCGAGACTGTTAGGAGTCCACAAGACGGTTACAGTTGAGGAACCGCAGTGGAAGCCACTCAGCAAGAAGACCAAGCGCGGTCGTGGACGACCCAAAGGTCAGAAGATACCGCAATGGGTAGTTGAAGCGGTAAGGAACTCTCACAAGAGCTTTACCGCTAAGGAACTATCAGCCAAGTACGGCGTCTCTGACTATTGGGTCTGGGCTATACGCAACAACAAGTTCAGAAAGTAACCAAATCTAACGATAATCAACGCGAGTGTGTCTTGATTAAGCTCTAATTCTATGATTCTTCAGCATTGTGAACATTACACAGCACCAACGCCGAGTGATGGCGATTGGTTGCAGTCATGGAAACAGAGCCAATCGAGATGCACTCGCTGCGGTGCTTTTGTTCCGCGAGAAGTTCAAGCCGCACGAAGTAATTCACCTCGGAGACGCATACGATCTTGCATCGTTGCGGTCTGGTTCACTCCGAGACCCTCAAGACTCGGACCAAGCCGATGACTATCTCGACGACATCCAAGAGGGAGCAAAGTTCTTGGATGAATTGAGACCAACAGTCTTCACGATGGGTAACCATGACGAACGAGCTAAGAAGTATCTCAATCATCACAACGCTGTTATAAGAGGTTTTGCTGAAGCTATATGGGAACGAATGCTAAAACCAATTGAGAAACACTGTCATACGTTTATCAAATACAATGATTGTCACGACAGATCCTTTTACAAGTTGGGTGGATTTCGGTGGGGACATGGAGTCTTATTCGGTGAGAACTTCTTGCGTGATTCCGCTGAAACATTTGGCAATTGCGTTGTGGCTCATGCTCATCGAGCCGGTCAAGCGACTGGTCGCACTCAATCAAATCCGATTGGCTTTTGCGTTGGAACGCTTGCAGACATTCCAGCGATGGATTACGCGAGCAAACGACGATCAACCCTAGCATGGTCCCACGGGATTGTTTTTGGGGAATTCACAGATAAATCAGCGCAACTCTACCTTCACCAATGGCCTCAAAACGAACAGAAATGGACTCTGCCGAGCTTTTAAGGCAGCTTAGGCTCGCAATAGCCAATCAACCCGAACCGGTCCCAGAAGGGTTTAAAACCTCCGCACAGTGGGCTGATGAGTGGAAAATTACCAATAACGCTGCGGGAATCGTACTCTGTAAATCAGTCAAAAACGGATTGATAGAGTCCAAAAAGTTTCGCGTAATGTCTGGATCTCGCGGTGTTTATCCCGTCGTGCATTACCGTCTAAAACAATGAAATACAGATCCAAGACCAATCAGAATCTGACAGTTGAGTACATCTCAGAAGCTCAACTTCGCATCGGTGAGACCAAGCGGCTTTGCGTAGTCTATGAGCGTGGAGGTTACTTCTACGTTCGACCGAAAGCCGAGTTCTACGATAAGTTTGCTCTGGACGAAGGTCCAAAGCCGAGTTAGGAATAAGCAGTCAGCGCAAGCCCTAGGAAGCGAGCGTTGACGCACCATACCTGAAGCCATGTTCAACCAACTTTTCCCCACCCTTTCCGTGACACGTCCCGTCGCTTCAGCGGGAGTTCCTAGCACGGTCTGGGTGGGGTTTCTGTTTGTTACATGAAATCAGTAATCCAAAGCCAAGATCAAACTGAAGTCTACGCATCCGATGCCGGTTATGTTTGCATAACGCAAAAATGCCCACACGGAGATGATCCAATTGTTATGTTTTCGCATCAAAACATTGATGCGTTATGCAGGTTGCTAAAAGAGGCAAAACGACAAGCCATTGAGAACGAAAAGTCCCACGTTCAACCGGAGGGCAATCAATGAGCGAAGAACAGAAGCGCAAAGCTCCTGCTTTTCAATTCTATGCTGACGACTTCCTAGCTGGAACGTCAGACATGAGCGCGGAAGAAGTTGGTGGCTACATCCGATTGCTTTGCCATCAATGGACCAAAGGTGGTATTCCAAATGATCCAGACCGCGCTGGACGCATGGCAACCCTATTGGGGTCGCCATCGCTTGGCTATGTTCTGGCTAAGTTCTCGCTATGCGATGACGGGATGCTTCGGAACGAAAGATTGGAGCAGGTGAGAGCTGAACAGGAGGCTTACAAGCTCCGACAAGCTTCATCTGGTCGCAATGGAGCCGAAAAGAGGTGGTCTAAATGGCAAAAGAATGGCGACCCTAATGGCGACCCTAATGGGGTCGCTATAGCAACCCCAATGGCAACCCCAATGGCGAAACGATGCCCAGAAGATAGCTCTCCTTCTCCTACTCCTACTCCTAATAAGAAAGATACAGCGGCTCCAAAGTCGCCGTGGGATGTTGGCTTTGGGGTTGAGTTACCAAACAGCTTTCAGACAGAGAACTGTCTTCAAGCCGTCAAGCTCTGGCTTCAGTACAAATCGGAGCGTAAAGAGGGTTACAAGAAAACTGGACTCACAGCATCACTCACCAAATGGTCCAATGAGTTTTCTCCTGCTGAGTTCCCATCTGCTGTTGAGAACTCAATCGCTTCTGGTTGGAAGGGAATATTCCCAACCGGAAAGCAGCAACAACAACCTCAAGCCAAATCCGTCAACCTCAGCCTCAACATTGCGGACTACCAATGAACGATCCGTTTTACGCTGTAGACGACGAATTTGCCGTCATTGGTTGTTGCCTCAACGGTGGGGTTGATACCTGCTCGGATGCGTTCGCTGAGATCCAGACCTCAGCGTTTCAGACTGAGACTCTAGCGATGACCTTCGACGTGTTGAAGTCGTTGGTCGCTGAGTCCAAGCCAATCGCGCTTCCCGAAGTCATGCGGGAATGGAAGAAATCCTTCGCTTCAAATCCAGTCCCGTTTGAAGACTGGAACAAAGCGATGGAAGCCTCCCCATCACCGGCAAGCTATCCGATGTTTGCCAAAGGTGTTCTTGAAGCCGCTCACCGTCGCCAGCTACGAATCGCTGGAGACCGTCTATTGAGGGAGTCCGCTGTCTCCACCCTCGCAGTCGATCAAATCGTCTCTAATGCCGAACAGGGGCTTGCCATTGATGCCTCCAAAGAGACGCTTCAACCCGCAAAGTCTGTTGTTGGGCGATTCATCGACGCAACCCAAGAGAGATTTGAACGAAAGGGTCAACTCTCTGGCATCACTTCTGGGTTCTATCGGCTGGATGAAATGACTGACGGGTTCCAGCTTGGAGAACTTGCCATCTTGGCCGCTCGTCCGTCCATCGGTAAGACCGCCATGGCGATTGCCTTCGCTCAAGCGGCTTCCGTCATTGGGAAGGTTCCAACGCTGTTTGTTTCGCTGGAAATGTCTGACGAGTCAATCGTCCGTCGTATGGTCTCGACTATCGGGTCAGTCCCAATGGGTGACATCCGTACCGGCAACATGACCGAAGGCGGGATGAAGTCCATGAGTCACGCTTGCTCTCGGATCGCAGCCAGTCCGCTCCATTTTGTGTCTGGTTCATCTGTAAGCAACATAGCCGCAATCACTGCAACCATCCGTCGAGCTGTTCGCAAGTGGGGAGTTAAGCTGGTTATAATCGACTACCTGCAAAAGATCCACGGTTCCAAGTCTGCCGAGAAGCGAACCTATGAGATCGCAGAGGTCAGTGGACGACTCAAGAGCATTGCAACCGAATGTAAGGTTGCTGTTGTCTCACTAGCGCAACTCAACAGAGAGAATGAGAAGGAGAAGGGGCGGTCACCTAAGCTTACAGATCTCGCTGATTCGGGTCAGATAGAGCGTGACGCTGACCTAGTGATGCTCCTTAACCGCGACCGCTCCCAGAAGTGCGGTGAAGCAATCATTGCCATTGCCAAGCAGCGTGACGGTGAATGCGGAGCCGTGAAGCTATGGTACGACGGACAGTATTGCCGCTTTGGCGAGATTGCCCCCGATACTTAATCCCAACGATAGGTTGACTGCCATAAACTATTCCTGTAAACTCACCATCGACAGCAAGAAACACCAACAAACACCATGCAAACCGGTAAGATTGACGTTACGAAGATCGACAAAGCATTCCTATTCAAAGGTAAAGCTGGAACATATTTGGATATTGCACTCATCCCCAACAAGTCTGGCCGAGACCAATACGGTAACGATGGAATGATCGTGCAATCTATTAGCAAAGCCGCACGACAAGAAGGTAAGAAGGGTCCGATCTTGGGTAACTATGCTGACTTAGATAAGCGTGAGGCTGCACCAGTTAAGAAGGTAACCGCTAACGATCCGCTTGGACCTGAAGATGACATTCCCTTTTGATACCATTAACACCCATGACTAACACAGAAAGCTTCTGGGAAGATCCAGATACAGACACTCCACGTTGTGACTTGGAGCAGAAGCGTATTGAAGGACAGTTCCCACCGCATCTCACTAGCTTAGCAATGTCTTTTGCTCGACGCTTAGAGCGTGAGCTTAACGAACAACGAAGACGCATTTACGATCTAGAGGAAGAGCTAGAGCGTTTGACTCTAGAGTAATATGCATCACAAGCGTTATCTGCATAAGAAGATGGATGTTGATGGTATAAAGAAGGAGGACACGTTAGACATACAAGCTCGCATTACTCTTCTTAATCTAGCTCCATCTATTGTAACCAACGCGATCAAAGCTGGCTGGATCTCGTATCCTGCTAACGCATACGTTGATCCTGAAGAGCAAGACCTGACCGAGTGGCTCAAGAAGTACGACTGCGAAAAGGCTTACAACCTTAGACAAAAGGGGATGACTTACCGTGAGATCGGTAAGCTGTTGTGCGTGGGTATTGGTAGGGTTACTGAGATACTAAGACGCGGTGAAGAAATAGCAGTTCAACGCAAGCTTGATGAGATAGGTGTTAAGCCTATTGATCTGCCAAAGAAATCCACAGTGCAGAAGCATACGACAGTAACTAAGCAGCGTAAGAACACTAAGCGATAACGTATGACACAGCGTATAGCACTACCTAATATTGCGTCTATCAGATGCGATGTAACGACCTGTATCACTAACCTAGAAGGCTCCCGCTATCTATAGATACGCTGGTGATCGCGCGGG